GGCATGCTATTATGGAAAACGGTGCAATATTTTATCGCTTACCAATTAGCGCGTTTATTCAAAAGGGATTTGAACCATCCGACGTGCCCACAAGACGACTTGATGAACTACAGCTTTGGAATTGTTTTTCTTATTATCCTTCTGTTCATCGTTGGGATATCCTAGACGGACAGGCTGGAAAGTACATAGGTAAAGACAAAAAATGGCATCCAGGAAAATATTTATTTACGGTTGACTTTGCTCATCCAGAGAGTAACATACTTGACACTGATCATTCAGAGA